GCAGCTGATAGGGTTGAAGATGTAGCTCCAACACCGTAAAAAAAATATTAAACAAGTAAATATATAAATAACAATAATTAAAACAATGGCAACAACTTATGCAGTAATAAACTTAACTGATACAAACGCTATTTTATTCAGTCAAGTAAATCAAAGTTCTGCTCAAACAATGAGAAGAAACTTAGCAAATACTCAAGGTTTACTGTCTTACCAAGTTGAACCTAGTTTTATTACTAATGGTTCACTAGTTCCAGTAGAGACTTTGAATCATGAACAAGCTTTAGCTTTAATGGCAACTCCAGAATGGTCGCCACCAGAGCCTGAGTAAATAACAATTAAATTAAATTAAATGGAAAATAAAATAACAGAAGAGCAATTAAATAAAATCAAAGAGCAACAATCAAAGTTAAATGAAGTGATAAATGAAATAGGTGTTTTAGAAACTACAAAGCACAGTCATTTACACCATATAGCAGAGATTAACAAAGATATTGAAGAGTTTAAAAATGAACTCGAAAAAGAGTACGGTGCTATAAATATAAACTTAGAAGACGGTACTTATACAGATATAAAAAAGGACGAGTTACAAGAGGAAAATGTCTAGCATAATCAGAAAAATTAGTATAGGTTCTGATTATAAAAACGATGCAATGCATTATTCTATTGGTCAAGAAGTATATGGTGGTCACACTATATGTAATATATTAAACAATGAAAAGAGTGGAGAGTATTCTATTTATATAAAAAAGAATAACGAAGTTTTACCTTGGAAAAGGTTTAATAGTAATATGGCTATAGCTGTAGAGTTTGATCTAAAATACTAATGAAGAGCCTATATCAGTTCTTAGTAAAGCCATACTTTGACAGATACGATAATACTAGATATATAGATGGCAAGGAATTAATTATAAATACTAGTATTGAAGACCATAAGTTTGTAAGTAAAAAAGCAGTTGTTGTTTCCACTCCAGCTGCTTTTGATACGGATATTAGACCTGGTGATATAGTTTACGTTCATCATAATATTTTTAGAAGATATTATGATATGAAAGGTAGAGAGAAAAATTCATCTACTTTTTTTAAAGATGAACTATACTTTTGCAATTTAGACCAAATCTATATGTACAATTTAAAAACACATTTAGATTATTGTTTTGTAAAACCTATTTTAAATAAATCAAATCTAAGTGTAAATAAAGAGAAAGAACACTTTGGTATATTAAAGTATACTAACAAGTCCTTAGAAGCTGTAGGATTAAAACCTGGAGCGCTTGTTATATTTACACCTAACTCAGAGTTTGAATTTATTGTAGAAGGCGAACGCCTTTATTGTATGAAATCTAATGATATAGCAGTAACTCATGAATACGAAGGAAACGAAGAAGAAAATAATCCAAGCTGGGCAAAAAGCAGTTGAAGAGTTAATTAAAGTAGCAAAAGAAAAAATAGTAGATTCAGACGATGATGTATCAGCTGATAGATTAAAAAATGCAGCCGCTACTAAAAAGTTAGCTATATTCGACGCTTTTGAAATACTAACAAGGATACAGCAAGAAGAAGAAATGCTAAGTGAAAAACCTAAAGATAAAAAAGAAGAAAGATCTTTTAGGGGTTTTGCAGAAGGGCGTAGCAAGTGAGTTACGAACAGACTCTATGGAAAGAGTTAAAAGATATTGTAAACCCAAAAATATTATCTAAGAATAATAGATATAAAAAATGGGAGTATGGTTATAACTCTGATTATGATTTTATTGTAATTAGTAAAACAGGTAAGATTGGACAGATCATTGAAATTCAAAATCTCAGGATTGCTTTACCAGCAGTCGATAAACCGTTTAAACGAAGCGAAAAGCAAAAGGAACAATATTGGGAAAAACAAGAATACCCAAAAGAATTAGCTAGAATTAAAAGTAGATTTGATTGGGACGAGTATCCTAATGACTTCAAAGAAAAATGGTACGATTATATAGATGAAGAATTTAAGTATAGATCAGATGGTTACTGGTTTTATAATAACGGTATGCCTACTTACATCACTGGTACTCATTACATGTATTTGCAGTGGTCAAAAATCGATGTCGGAGCTCCGGATTATAGAGAAGCAAATAGACTCTTCTTCATATTCTGGGAAGCCTGTAAGGCTGATAACAGATGCTATGGAATGTGTTATCTTAAAAACAGACGGAGTGGTTTCTCCTTTATGTCATCAGCAGAGCTTGTTAATCAAGCCACAATTTCTTCAGATGCTAGATTCGGTATCTTATCAAAATCTGGAGCAGATGCTAAAAAAATGTTCACAGATAAAGTTGTACCAATATCCGTTAACTATCCGTTTTTCTTTAAACCAATCCAAGATGGTATGGATCGTCCAAAAACCGAGCTCGCATATAGGGTGCCGGCTTCGAAGCTTACTAGAAGAAAACTCGAGTCCAATGAGAAGCTTAGAGAACTGCAAGGATTAGATACTACGATTGATTGGAAAAACACAGGAGACAACTCTTACGATGGTGAAAAATTAAAACTACTATCACACGACGAATCAGGAAAATGGGAAAGACCTGACAATATATTAAATAACTGGAGAGTTACAAAAACTACGTTAAGGCTAGGTCGTAGGATCGTAGGTAAATGTATGATGGGCTCAACTTCAAACGCATTAGATAAAGGTGGAGAAAACTTTAAAAAACTCTATTACAATTCAGACGTTACAAAAAGAAATAGAAACGGACAAACATCTAGCGGACTGTATTCTCTTTTCATCCCTATGGAGTGGAACTACGAAGGATTCATGGATACTTTTGGATCACCTGTATTCGTTACGCCAAAAAATAAAACAATCGGAAGAGACGGTGTTGCAATTACAATCGGAGTAATAGAACATTGGGAAAACGAAGTAGATGGTTTAAAATCTGATCAAGATAGTTTAAATGAATATTACAGGCAATTCCCAAGAACAGAGCAGCATGCTTTTAGAGATGAAGCCAAAGATAGTTTGTTTAATCTTACTAGAATATACGAACAAATAGATTACAACGAAGAATTAAATAATAGATCAAGTGTAACTACAGGTAGTTTTATATGGGAAAATGGTATTAAAGATACTAAGGTAAAGTTTGTTCCTAATAAAGATGGTAGATTTAAAATATCATGGGTTCCTCCTAAAAATCTTCAAAACCGAGTGATTATAAAAAATGGTATTAAGTATCCTGGAAATGAACACATTGGAGCATTTGGTTGTGATTCTTACGATATTAGTGGTACTGTGGATGGTAAAGGATCTAATGGATCTCTTCATGGACTAACTAAGTTTTCAATGGAAGATGCACCACCAAATCACTTTTTCTTAGAATATATAGCTAGACCTCAAACAGCTGAGATATTTTTTGAAGATGTATTGATGGCATTGTTATTTTATGGCATGCCACTTTTAGCTGAAAATAATAAACCTAGATTATTATATTATTTAAAACGAAGAGGTTATAGAGGTTTTAGTATGAACCGACCAGATAAAGTTTGGAATAAACTTTCTACCACAGAAAAGGAAATAGGTGGAATACCTAACTCAAGCGAAGACATTAAGCAAGCTCATGCTGCTGCAATAGAATCATATATAGAAACTTATGTTGGTTCAACAGAACAAGGTTATGGAGATATGTATTTTCAAAAAACATTAGAAGACTGGGGTAAGTTTAATATAAACAACAGAACTAAGTACGATGCTACTATAAGCTCTGGTTTAGCAATAATGGCTTGCAATAAAAATAGATATAGACCTAATCAAGAAAGAAAGTATCAACCTATAAGTTTAGGTATTAAAAGATATGATAACAACGGAACAATTTCAAAAATAATAAAATAAATACATGCAAATTTCTTATAACAGTGATAGTTCTTTTCCAGATCAAGTAGTATCTGACGCGGAAAAAGCAACTTACGAGTACGGTCTTGCTGTAGGTAGAGCCATAGAAGGTGAATGGTTTAGAAATTACAGATATGGAACTAATTCACCTGGTTATGCTATTAATTTTAATAACTATAATTTATTAAGGTTATATGCTAGAGGTGAGCAACCGGTTCAAAAATATAAAGATGAATTAGCAATTAATGGAGATTTATCATATTTAAACCTAGACTGGAAACCTGTACCTGTTATATCTAAGTTTGTAGATATTGTTGTTAACGGTATATATAAATGCTTACGCTCAAGATCCTGTTTGTTCTAAAATAAGGACTGACTATGCTAGAGATTTATTAGTTGATATAAATGCAAAAGAATTTTTAGAGGATGCTAAAAAACTTCTCGGCGTTGATGCTTTTTCTATGAATCCAGATAGCGCTCCTAGAGATAAAGAAGAGTTAGAAGTTCATTTACAAATGGATTTCAAACAATCTGTAGAAGTAGCTGAAGAAGAAGTTATAAATCAAGTTCTTGATAAAAATAAATATGAACTAGTTAGACAAAGAATAAATCATGACTTAACTGTTTTAGGTATTGGTTGTGTTAAAACTAGTTGGAATAAGTCGGAAGGTGTAGTTGTTGATTACGTAGATCCTGCTTGTTTAGTTTATTCATATACAGAAGATCCTAACTTTGAAGATTTATATTATGTTGGTGAAGTTAAATCTGTTTATTTATCTGATATTAAAAAACAATATCCTAACTTAACTAAAGAAGAATTAGAGACTATACAAAAGTATCCAGGTAATTCTGAGTATTTAAGAAACTGGAGTGGTAGACAAGATGATCAAACAGTACAAGTATTATACTTTGAATATAAAAGTTATTCTGATCAAGTATTTAAAATAAAAAATACAGATCAAGGTTTAGAAAAAGCTTTACAAAAGTCAGATACATTTAATCCACCTGAATCTGACTCATTTAAAAAAGTATCTAGAACAATAGAAACTCTTTATTCCGGAGCTAAGATATTAGGTCACCCTATGATGTTAGACTGGAATATGTGTGAGAATATGACTAGACCTGTTGCTGATACTTGTAAAGTTAATTTTAACTATGCAATATCTGCTCCTAGAATGTATAAAGGTCGTATTGAGTCTTTAGTTAGTAGAATAACTGGTTTTGCAGATATGATCCAGTTAACTCATTTAAAGATACAACAAGTTTTA